TTGATGGTGCACAGGGCCCACATTTTCTTAAACAAATTCTTCGTTTTGTTCCAGAACGTGTTGGTTTCCTTGATGTCTTTTGCGTGCGCCTCAACGTCGAGTGACATGTCTTCGAGTGGATCATATTTGTGGAAAGCTCTATTGATGTAATGACCAATTCTTCTTGGTAGAACTTGGCTCGAAAGATAAGCAATCGCATTTTTGATGCTCATGTTGCGAATTGCTGTTACGTGATAGTCCGTGTCTTCATCGGGCTTCACTTGAAATGCATCCTCAGGGAGTGGAACCTCTGAGGCGGGGGGTGGCCGAGTGGCTTTTTCAAATGCTTCGGCTCTCTCGTAGTCGGCTTTGACTCGGGCTACGTACTTGGCTTTGGCTCGAGTCTTCTCCATCTTCGCTTTTTGCTCAGCCATGGCAACTTCTACGGCCAACTTCTCATCTTCGGGGCTTTGTGCCAAAATTTCACGGGCGTAATCAATGCAAGAATTCATTTCTGATTTTCCTTTGTGCTCTCTCAATTTGAGCTCTTTTCGCAATGCGTCGCGAACTTCTTCGAAACTCATTGGGTCTCCGCTGACTAAACCAGTTGCGGGGTCCCAATATCGAAATTCGTAGATGTCTTTACGCAATGGACCTTGTGCAATTTCGGGCTTAATTTTGCCACTGGGGGTGACGCAATCAGCCTTAATTTGCACATTGTAGGAGAAACGAATTCTGCGATGAATAGCCTCGTGGCAGACTAATGACGGCGGTGTTAGTGCCGTGAGATTGGTGGTTGCAATATACAGGCAAGACTTGAAGAAGCTTGAAGCTTTTTCTTCTAGTCGAGCCATGTGCAAAGCGTACGGAAACGAATTTGAAATCCTTATCAATTCGTCGTACTCAATGTTTGGATTGGTAGCACTGTCTTTCAGCTGACCGAAGTCATCGACAACAGTAACGAGTTGGCCATGATAGCCATCCCAAAACTCTTGCTGAGCTGATCGACTGTAAACTTCCGATCCAATTGCATCCTCCAATTCTCGTGATGTCATGTCTGCGTTGATCTTGTGTTTGACTTTTAAAGCCTCAACGCTGAGAAGATATACCAGCTTGGTTTTACCCACGCCGGCTTTGCCTTGTAGAAATAGCACGACGGTTTCATCTCGTGGTTTTTGGTAATGTGGATTGCTGATGTTGGCATGATTGAAAACTCGGTAAACATATCCGGCATATCGATTTACAGTATCTAAAATTGGTTTGGTTCCTCGATACTTGTATTGCAAAGCAGTCAGAGACTCGAACAATGCTAATGCGCGGAGACAATCTTTTTGGTTTGCGCTCATACCGGTTAGAATATTGCCATTACTGAAGTATTTAACTTCTTCCACATACTTTTCCACGTCTTCTGGCATAGCTCTGGTCAGGTCTTCTGAAAATCCGTATTCAGATAACCCGATCCAGCCCATAGCTTTTGAAAGAAGGGAGCCGATTCTGTCCGTCAAGGATGTGATCGCCCCCCAAGCTCGCGACTGTCGATCTAAACGAACGATAAAGTCGTCAAAAACTTTGGGTTCTTGGAAAAATGTGAATTTTCCAAGAGAAGCTGCGCCAAGAAGAGATGTTACGCCGAGAACAATTTGAGGCAGGCCGTTAGCATCGTCTTGATACTTGACTTGGCGACGGTGAATGTCCACTTCGCCCACAAGATACATACCGGCTAGCATGGTTGGAACAGCGTAGTACGCCGTAGATTCAAAAGCCCAAGCCGTATAAATGATGCCAATGATGGAGATGATGCCAAGGCAATCGAATGTTATGCCAATGACGTAGAGGGCCAACAAAATAAAAATGCGTGCGACCAATTTCCAGTCGACTAAACTGGCAGCTTTGTTGATAAACTTGCCAACGGTTAACATTTTCTTAACCGCTCGATAAATGCTTGCAAACATGCCCATAATACCGCCCGTTGTTCTGGCGATATATGCTGCGCAATCACTAGCGCTCGTCTTCAGATGTTTGACCAATCCGATCAACTTTGCCCAGACTCCAACGGAGTCTTCTTCTTCATCGACTTTT